TAATGCGTATAATTTGGAAAGATAGTTGTGCAATTGGAACAAAACCGGTGAAATATCGCCAACATTACATTTCCCCTTATGGGGCATATGGATGGATCATTGATTTCCCGGATGATAAAAATATCTACAGCAGTCATTATTCTGCTATGAATGCAATAGATCTGATATTAGGACAACCAACCAGGAGGAACCCTAGTGAGAAAAGAAAGCGGTACGGAATAAAAATCGTTGGTCATCTTGACAAATAGCCGTGTGCAAAATTGTCGAACGATATTTCTTGTCATAACCGCCGGATCATGATATGTTTTAGATGTGCTTGAAAAAGCTCTTATATTTTTTCGTGTAATACGGTCAGTAGAGAGGGAACTACTGACCGTATTTTTGTTTTAATTATTCAATTGAGTAATCAGTTTAAACAACTTAATTAAACAACTTGTACCAAGTCTCAGCTCCTACCACACCGTCAACTTTTAAGCCGACTGCTTTCTGAAATGCCTTGACCGCAGCCTGCAGACCGGATCCGAAGCTGGCATCCATCGCTCCGGTATAGTAACCTTTCGCTGACAGGATGAATTCAATCAGGTATACGAACGTGCCGGATGCTCCCTTTTTGATAACTACCTTTTTCGCCGCTTTCTTGCAGGAAGACAGGAAATTACTATTGGACGGATCCAGCTTTGTTTTGTATTTTCGATTACACAGGTCTTTCCAGACACACACAGCTGCAGCTCTGCTCTTTTTCCCGTAGCTGTCATCCACATCCAGGCTGTCATCCACATCCAGAATTTCTCTCATGTATTTTTTCAGAGTACTTCCGTAGTTAGTGTTCAGCCACTTTTGGCCTTTTCCAACATTTCCAAGAGTTTTCACGGGCGTGTCTGGTTTCGTCACCGGTTTCACTGTTGGCTGAGCCGGTTCGGTTTCTTTTTCAGTACTATAGTCAATATAGCAGAACGATTTGATTTTGCTATCTGTCCAAGAATAAGTCTTAACAGCGCAAGAATCACCGTTTCTTTCATATTTCTTGTTACTGGTGTTACCTTCGCCACACTCGAAGGTCTTGTTTTTGCTGTCGATACTGAGTACTCTTCCCATGTGGGACTGACGGAAGATTACCAGTGCGCCGATTTTTGGAGTGCTTCCCAGTTTCCCAGCTGCCCGGAACATGGCCTCTGTTGAAAAACAGCTGTATCCGCAGTAGTTCTTTTCTGTCATATTCCAGTGTTTCAGTGCTTCCGCTTTTCCAAACTCTTCTACTTCCATCGCGAACTGATAGGTAGCACACCAAGCCTGATTCTGACAGCCAGCCAGACCGACATTGTTTACGATATCAGAGAATTTCTGGTGGTTCTTTCCAGTTTCCATGTACGGCATATTGCCGTATTCCCGTTCTTTTGCGATAATGTTATCAATTCCCATGTTCTTGTCCTTTCCGATTGATTCCATCTTGTCAAAAATCTGTTTTGCGTAATCCGCTCTGGTTGTGCTAAGATTTTGCCAGTTTTTTGGGGATTCATAGTGTTCCAAAACATAGTCAGATGCTTTTTTTGTGTCAGTTACCGAACACAGATATTTGAATGTAGTCGGAAATTTCTTTTTCAGTTCCGTCACGGTGTATTCAATCTGCATAGCAGGATCTCCGATAGACACGCCCTTTTTCTTTGCCAGATCATACAGTCCTGCTTTCCGGTCAGAGGTTGTCCACTGTGATAATCCGTAGCCGTAGTGTCTTCCAAGCGGGGAAATGAATTCTGCCCGGGAAATCTTGCCAGAGTCCACAGCCTGTGTATAACTGTCATCTGTGTACACTTTCCCTTTTCGCTTATATCGTTTCACGCACAAGAACTCCAATCGGTTCGCCAGAAATCCAGCCGATTCCGGATACTGGTTTCCTAGCATACCAGCTGCACCCTCCGGTGTCATACCGGCTTTTCTGTATTCCTGATACGCTACACGAATCCAATCGTTAAAAATTACTTTTGCCATAATTTCTCCTTTCCGTATCCAAAAAAGGAGAGCCGATGCTCTCCCTTTACTCGTTTTTGCATTCTTCCGGCATTCCTGCTAACGATGTCAACAGTGAGGAAACCCCTGCCAGTGCCGCCGTTCCTACGACTACTTTCCAGTCCACAGCTGTGATAGTTGCCGCTGCCGGAAGCATTGCAACCGCTGTCTGTGCCATGGTCTTGGTTGCTCTAACCCCTGCAAGTTTCACCCATTTCTTCCAATCTCTCATGACTGTTCTCCTTTCTGGTGTTCTTCTGTCGGCAGTGCCATTAGTGCCTTGTACATGTTCGTTCCAACGCCGTTTCCTTTCAGTGCGTGGTACTCTTTGTATTCTTCCTCGAGACTCTGTTTCACGTAGATCGGGCAGTAACCCAGATCATCATGGTATTTGTTGTACAGCCGGATAAGGTCAGCCCTGAGCAACGCCCGGATGCCCTTTCTGGTTGCCATAACCTGTCTTCCGAGGTAGATCATGCATGTGGCAACGAATGTTATCAGTTGCCAATTATCTGAGATATAGCGAATCACATTCTCTTCTCCTTTGCGTGTTATTAACGCGTTTCTCTATATGTATTATACTGTATTTTTCACATGGTTCTGTCCCCATGTTTTTTCCAATTTAAAAAATACCGTCCCATGACCGAAACAATATTGAACGTTTTTCTCACTATTCATTCACTATACTCCACTTTGAATGATTGGAAATGGTCAGATTGGGTAAATTTAGGCTCTGCTCTGGGTATTTTAATCAAATACAGGTATAACGCATATGAAGTAGAACTTCTATACAGTGGAACTTTTGAAAAAAAGAAAATTGCTGGCGGGTCTGCCGGTTATACATTTCCAGCGCTTCCAAATGGATTGAATCCTAGATACAACGTAGATCACAGTATATACGCTTGCGCTGGAGACAACGCTGGTGCAATAACACTCCAATGTTACCCTACTGGCAACCCTAACACCTTTAAAATAACTTCGCACAAGACAATCACTGTTGAACCAGAATATGTTTGCGGTCGTTTAAGATACACCAGAAATTAGTATATTTAGATTTTTAAAAAAACTACAGTCATAACCGCTTTTGCAGTAGTAGCAACACAAGTATAGTGATATTTTCCATTGCTACTCAGAGTCAAAGCTACTGGATGCGCTTGTCCACTGGATGTCATTAAAGTTGCAGAAATTGGAGTTCCATATTTTTCAACATCAGAAGTTGGCAAGTATTCATTCGCATAATATGAGAATGGTGTCACATAACTGTTCGCTGTCAGTACTATCGTATAATCAACATATTTTATTGCAGATTTTAAAGTGGAGTTTAGTTTATCTATCTTATCACTCAGCAATTTCCCCTGGTACGCATCGAGAACCGAAGTTCCCGATGCAGCTGTTGTTAGATTGTTCGCTACACTCTTCTGCGCAGCCGCGCCAAGTTTCTTTTTAATCGCATTTACAAGATTCAGGAATGTAATCTTGTTCGCATCCGTGGTTCCGGCAACTAGATATGTACCATCTTCAAGTGTTGTTTTCTCCACAAGGTCTTTGATTAGGACACTTAACATGCTCATATTTTGTCACCTCACTTACTGATCAAGGAATGTTTTCTGGATATAATCCCTGATTGCTGTTGCGTGACCTGCAATTTCCATGTCCGTAATTACAAAGCTTTTTCTGATATTCTGATCGGTGATTGTTCCGTATTCATCCATCTCAGAATACGTAAATGCAATTCTGTCTCCTTCTCCAGTGATTAAGTGTGTGAAAGATGTTACTTTTTTCATAATGTGTATTCCTCCTGACTCTTTATGTAATTTTCAATCTCTTCAAATCCATCATTTTCATAATCAGAATCAACAATAGTTGGGTACCCGTCTTTATCTTCTAACCGTTCCGTTTCGTAGTCTTTCTGTTTTGCTTTTATTTCCCACGAAAATTTCAAACCTGGTGTACCTTTTACAACAAAAAACATATTTTGTTTTTCCTCTACCCATATATCTCCGCTTCCTTCCTTTTGTAAAAATACATGGTATTCGAAATTTAGACAAATTGTTTCAGAAAATATATTATCAATATTCACGTAACACTCTCCGGTTTCATCGAGTACACCTGAGCCAATATCTCCAAAATATGGTGAAGACATTTCATAACAATACTGTAACTTGGTACCGTAATTATCGGTATCAACACATCTATTCTTTGTACCAGACACAACAAGATTGCTGCTTAAGTATGTATTTCCATGAATTTCTACTGGATTCCTAGGCTTGTAATTTGGAATATTCCAGACGTTTTTTTGCTTGTTAATTGTTATACTAGGGCCGGCGTTTTCAAACATCCCTATTCTGTCATACCCTATTTCAAACCAACACGCATTTTTATTTGACCCGTGTATAGTAACATCGTCATCATATACTTTGGTATTGTTCGTGCCAAAAGCATAATTTTTAATTTGTATGCTTGCAAAAGTACTATTTTCCCCGATTAAAATTCCTTTACCAAATCTAATTTGATTGCATTTATCCTCTGATGCAGAAGGAGTAAATAACATTCCGATGTCTTCTTTTCCTTCTTTACTCATCAAAATTCCATATGTTTTTGTATTGGAAGCATTGATTTCCTGCATATTAAGTTGTAGATTTTCGTACTTTACGCCGTCTATTGTATGCGCTTCGTTAGATCGGTCAATCATTTTACTACACGCCAGCTCGTTGTTGTCAAGATCGAAATATACTCTTTTATTTTTTGAAGCTATTTTCCCAATTTGCATGTAAGTGGCATTGATATATAACTGATTACCTTCCTTATATACCCCCTTCGTTGCGCCGTTATCTGTTAAGGCATCGAACACATCTTCCTGTGTCAACGCATCCACATCGACCAGAATCGCGCAATCCTGTACGTCAAGTGTTGTGGTAGTGCCACCAGAAGCATACATCGTGCATCGTACCGCTATGGTATCCCTGGGAAATCCAATTGCATTACCTTTTCCGTCACCAACCACACTATTCGTTCCAGAACCTGTTGCAATGGCAGTATATAGTGAATGGGTGACAGAAGACTCATCTGCCGATGATGTGTATACTCGTTTCCATGTATTTCCATCGTTTGTTTCTTCGATGGTGAATCGACCCTTGTACGCCACTCTTGTAGTTGAATTTCCATCACGATAAAATCCTTTGATAGTGAAGAAATTCGGTGCAATCGTGTTGTCTTTGCTACGTTTCAAAACTCTTGAGGAAAGTTCGATGAAATAAGTTCTTCCGGGCGTTCCCTTTTCTCCTGTCGCACCCTTGTCACCGTAGACACCGATAACACGTTTCTTTGTATCAACTGATGTACCGTTGGTGTACGTGATGGTTTCATAGTTCCACAGATACTTTTTTGTAGCAGTAGTGGTCTGCGCAGCATCGTACCAGGTTGTCGGTGCTGTGGTATTGGAAGCCGATACAGCATAGTGCTCTTTGATTTCTGAGATTCCGTTTCCTGTCGCTCCTGTCGCACCAGTGTTTCCTGGTTCACCTTTGATTTTCGCCCATGTGTAAGCACCTACGGTTGTCGGGTCTGCTTCCGTGTAATCGGTGCAAGTTCCGATATAGCTTCCCACCGTTTCACCAGAATTTGCAGTGAAAGTTTTTCCACCATCGTTGGAGTATTTTACATGAAAGTAAGTCGTTTTACCGTTTGTACCGTCTTTTCCAGGTGTACCATTGGTTCCGTCTTTTACTGTCTGAGTATGTGTTCCTGTTTTATCAGTGATAGAGATTGTTGTTGTGTTACCGCTTTTTGACACGGATACCGTTGGGGAAACACCATCTTTTCCGTTTGTGCCGTCCTTACCGCTTGCTCCTGTTTCGCCTTTATCTCCTTTTAAACCAGTTATGTCAGTGCATATAATATTAGCTACATACCATGCCGCATCTGTATCGGTAGTTGAGGTTTTTTCAAGCTGCAAAAATACGCATCCCTTAGATTTTCCATTTGGGCATGTAATATTATAGACAGCCTCTTGCCAGCCATCACTAAGGTTTTTTGTAGAAGAGGCGTCTACATATGTATCAAACGAGTGTCCTGAGGTTTGAGCTATATACCATATACCTGCTTTTAAATTCACACTTCCGCTTTTCTTTTTTCGGTGAACTGTAATTCTGTAGGAATGTCCTGGGAATACTGGAAAGTTAGCACTACTATTGTAATTATCTCTTTTATCTATAAGGTTTACAGCCGATCCATTTGGTGCTTTAATGCTTGTATCACGTGTTCCTATCTGTGGTTTATCGGATTCAAATAGTGGATTTATCCATAAGTTTGTTCCGTTAATACCATCTTTACCATCTGATCCAGTAGCGCACATCGCCGTTGTTGTGGATGTTGTATTATCGCTGTATGTCGTGACTGATCTTGTCCAAATATACTTACCGTTTTCCCACCCAGGATATGTATTACTCCACGATCCGCCAGAAAGGGAAGTTGCTGATGTTGACTTATAATACTGTTCAATGATTGATTTAATACCTTTTCCCGCCGGACCTGTAGCTCCGGTTTTACCAGTATCACCGTAAGTTCCGATAATGCATGGAGATGTAGTGCTTGCTACGGTTTCGTCTGAATATTTAACAACTTCGTAATTCCAGAGATATTTCTTCTCCAGTGTTACATTCTGTACTGTTGTAGTCCATCCGGAAGTAGAAGTTGTCACACCACTTGATGCAGATGTAGCCAGGTAATAATTAATCACCGAGCCGATACTTTTGCCATTCACTCCGGCTGTTCCCGGCTCTCCCTTTGCACCTGTAGCACCGTCTTTTCCATCAACACCATCTTTACCGTTCAGACCATTGGCTCCGGCATACAATTTCGCAACCGTGAATTGTTTTGTGACAGTCAGTTTACTCAGATATTTTGCCTGAATATTTACCCATCCTGTATCAGCTGTTAAAGCAGTAACCGTATACTGATGCTTTGCACTGTCCCACGTCCCGGAAATGTTGTCAGACTTTGTAATCGTGAACGCACATTCTGATGTGATGTCATTTGCGCCGTACATGACTTGTGCTTTCGTGGTCACGTCCGTTGGAAATTTGCTGTATTTTCCGTTTGAATCTACGTTGACAGAATAATAGTCGTTAGACAGCTGTAAAGCCATATTACGGGCATTTTGCGCAGCTGTCAGTGCGTTACTGGCTGTACTGTTCGCAGAGTTGATTGCATCGGTAGCTGTCTTGCCACCAATCATAACAGAATTCCCACTGATGATAACTTTTCCTGTCTGTGTATCAGCCTGGAAGTTGATATTCCCTTCCGTGTCTTTGACTGTAAACGCACCGGTATTGATGTAGTCAGCATTAATGCCGATGGTATATAAGATCCTTGCTATCAGATCACCCGTAAGATATAACCCATAAGGAAATGTTTTTCCACCATCACTCGACAATCCAATGGCTTCCGAAGTAACCTTGATCACGTTTTTCGACTGGCTTAGTGTCTTTTTGTCGTGAATGTACGTTACTATGCTTCCATCATCTTGCACAACCTCTGTCTGATACATGCCGGATGCATTCTCAAGAGTTGTTCTAAGATTATCTACAGCAGTTTCCCATTCGGTTTTGTTTTGCTGCAAATCTCTTTTAACATTCTGGTAGATTGTGGTAGCGTTAGAGTTGTACTGAGCTTGTCTCTGAGCTGGTGTTTCCAGATCACAAGACAGGTTACTCTGATTCAGATAGACGAATTCTACATTGCTGAGAAATGATCGTCTTACATGGTCCTTCATGTCCACCAGACACACGAGATCCATAAACTCCATGGTCGGATCTGAGAAAAAACTACCGGAGAATTTACAAATCGTTGTGCCGATTAATACTGTGCCAATCAGAGCCAACGCGGTTTCTTCGTTTCCTTCGATCAGCGGATTCTCGATTTCCAAGCAATATTCGTCCGATCCTCGAACAATTATCACATCTCCGTTTTCTCGCCTGATTTTCGTTGATATGCCAGTAATGGTGATATTGTCCGTGCTGATATTTGGTTCCAACGGATAGTCGCTTATGATATAGTAACCTGCATTATCCTGTAATTCCGGCTCTCTGGTACCGTCTGTAACAGCCTGAAACGCTCCAAAATCATAGCTTCTGATAAAGAGCATACCATTTTGCATCACAGCGTTTCCGCACGCTATCTGAGCAATATAACCGATGATCTGCCGCGCTGTTTTTCCTTCCGGCTTTGTCTGTATCTGATATGTTTCGTTCTTGAATGTCGGGCTTCCTACAGGAATATCACATACATCGCACACTTCCAGAAGAAGTTGTTTCGCTGTGGTAGGGTAGTCTAATTTAGAGACGAACGACCTATCGGCCTTATACATATCGTCATAAGCTGTAAGTTCGATAGTATCCCCGATTTCCACAGGATCCAACACCGTGAAAATCTCTTCCTGTATCCATTCCGTCCCGTCTTCCGTGTATGCTTCTGTTTTTGGTGTGATTCTCGCATTCACAAAATCATAATTCGAATAGCGATCATCTGAATTATCCAGCGCAATCGTCAGCGTTTTCGAGACAGCAACTCCAAGGGGGAATCCGGAACCGCCATTCTGGACGATTCCATTCCCGTCAATCTGGAAGTCCCGTTCAGGTGTTAAGTCCAGAATGGTGCTGTCAGCAAGCGTTACCTTTGCTCTGAGATAGAACGGACCGCCTTGTTCTATGACTTTTTTGTATGCGTTACTTACGTTTTTCATGTACCTACCTCTACCTGTATAAGATCAGCAATCACATCTGTATTGTGACCGGATTATTTAATAGGATTGATGCCAGTTATCTGAAAGCTCAATTCGCTGCATGTTTCAGATCCTTCCGTCAGATCGTAATATCCGACGTTGATATTTGCCACATAGAACTTTCCAGGCTCCCACGTAGCGTTATGAGTGTTGAAGTGAAAAAAATTAACAGAGGCTTTCCCTTCCACTTGTTCACGTATAGCAGCCACGTCTTTTGCCGCTATATCCGTCCATTTCATGTTGTAAGATTCCGTTGTGAAGAGAACCTTGTTTCTCATGGTTCCCTTCATACTTCTTTTGGAATCAGCTGTGGAAGTGGCTGCTGTTGCTTCCGTGTACCCGCCATCTTGATCTGGCATAGGTGCTACATAATCATTAAATTTGAAATACTGTTGCATTTATTACCTCCTAAGTCAATTCAAAAGGATTTCTCCCTGTACTTATGCGCTGCATTTTTGCTTCGTCGATAACTTCCTTGAATAACGTTCTCCGATTAATGTTAGCGATAAAGTTGTATGTGCCACCGCCTAAACCGCCGGCCTCTTCCCTGACAATCTGCCGGATTAAGTTTTCAGGTGCCTCGATGTTGTTTCCATTCTTCTGATCTCCAAGTACTGCCATAAATTCCTTATTCGGTGGAATAACCGCGCCCTGTGCCAGATATGGAACTTGCGGTGCACTCCAATATCCGACGTTGAAGCCGACAGAACTCCATCCTGTTAATTTCTGCAGCCATCCTGGTAACTGAATATTCATGGAATTCAGTGCATTGGCGAAATTGTTCTGCATAGTCTGCGCCGCCCGGAGCAATGCGTTGATCATTCCAAGGACTCTGTTGATTGGATTGCGCACGATGCTGACCAAATTTTGGAAACCATTATGGAATCTGTCCTGGATATTTCCAATAATGTTAGACAGTGACGAAAGCATGTCTTGTGCTTTTTGCACAGCTGCATTTTTTGCTTCCTGTACTTTTGAGCCAACAGTTGACGTGATATTCTGGAAACCGCTAGAAAATTTGTCGCGGATGAATTCAACAGTCCGTGACAGCGATTCGCGCATTTCCGAACCTTTTCGCACCGCACTATCTTTCGTTTCATTCAGCTTATTCACCGCTATCGTTTTCAGTTCATTGAACTTTTCTTTGAAATTTGCAACCAGATCTGTAATACCGTTCAGCAGTCCTTGAATGATGTATTGTCCCATCGTCCGCATGACTGTGGACGGGCTATGGATGCCAAAAGCATTTTTAAATCCGTCAATGAACGGTTGGAATATATGTGCCTTTATCCAATTCCAGATATCGGCTACTTCCATATTTAGCCCTACTTTGATCCCTTCAATGATGTTTTTGCCGAGATCAATTAATAGGTCAAGCACCATTCCAAGAGCCGCGCCAAAAGCACTCATCAATAGGCTGATGACTTTGGTAGCAATATCGAGCCAGTCAATATTTGCAAAAAAAGTTTCAATCGAGTTAACAACATTGTGCCAGTCTGTTTCAGCAATGAACGTCTGTAGCGTGTCGATGCATCCGGTGACGAATTTAGATATTCCCTGCGCGACAGTAGCAAAATCTGTGTTTGCGAATGCGCTATTGACTCCGCTGGCAATGTTGCTTCCGAGTGCCAACCAGTCAAATGTGGCGGCGAAGTTAATCGCAGTTCGGAAAATACCTGTGATTGCTCTGCCGAGTGCCGCTCCGATGTCTGAAAGGCTGATGCTATTAACAACCCCGTTCAGCCCTTTTCCAAGCTGATTGCCGATTGCCCCCCAATCGAGATTAGTTACGAAGCCAAGAACAATACTTGGCCAGATCATTATCCGGTGCCCTATAAGTTCACCAAGGTGATAGAAGTCTACCTCATCAACCAGTCCGTTGATACCTTCCGCGAATTTCGCACCAAGATTCTTCCAGTCAATTCCGGTAATAAGCAAGTCCAGCGCATTGACAATGGTATTAACCCCGGTTCCGATCGTCCTTCCCAGTAAATCCCAGTCAAGATTGTCTACCAGGCTGTTAAATGTCGTTGTGAACGCATTTACAAAGTAGGTGATCTGCGGACCGACTTTTTCCCATGATATTGCATCCTTGACTTTCGCCATTCCTGCATTAAGCTGTTCAGCCAAGAATGCACCAAGTCCTTCAAAGTCTTCATTTTTGATAAGATCTTTGATCTTTTGTGCAAGCCCTTTGATGTTGGACTCAATCGGGGCTTCTGTGAACATAGAACTTGGATCAATACCGCCAGCACCACCGCCGGTTGAACCGGATGGAGAACTGCTGCTCTTATTGTCCTCACTGAATCTATTGATATCATCCAGTGGTGACAGATAATCATTTGCTGCGTCCGCGGCTTTTTCTGTCTCTTTCGCCGCATCCTTGGCACCAGATGCCGTATCTTTCAGGCTCGCTGCATAGTTCTTTTGAACACCTACAGCCTTTGTGTATGTGCTTTTCCCGGTCAGGGCTGAGAAGAACGCACCCACATAGCTGACCGCTGTGGATATCATATTGATAAATTTCGTCAGGATCGGTGCAACAATATTAAGGATCGGAGCAAACGCCGTAGCAAGGCTGTTTTTGAGTCGTTCCAAGCTGCTCCACAGCATAGAAATGCTGTTGTTCGCACTGCCGGAATACTGCGCAAGATTCTCGAAACCGGACTTGATTGCTGAGGATGCCCCGCTAATGACTTTATATAGAGCACCCATAACGAGGGCATTTTTTATCATCGCACCCATAGAATAGGTAGATTTGTTCGCCGACTTATGAATGCCAAGAATACCGGCTGACAGCTTTTTCAGACCACCGGCGATGCCAGATCCAATCATTTGAGTTAGTTTGGATACAGCAGATTTGGCCGCGCTTCCGAGCCTTGCAAATGCCGATTTCAGTCGTTCTGTGATAGACGCTGTTTTTGTGGTTTTTTGATTGTATTCATCCACTTTCGATGAAATAGCACCCATGGACGTACTCAACCGATTCTGCATATCCATTCTTTTTGCTTCTGCAGCTGCAAGCTGATTTTCTGCTGCTACTGCTTCAGCTGTAGAATTTCCTGGCTTATATGCGTTTCCCTCTTCCTCAAGAGCTTGCATCTCGCCTTTCAGATAGCGAATGGTATTTGTCAACTCGTCGATGTCGTACTGTCTTCGTTTGAATGCATTGCTGTTGGATCTTCCACCAGTGGCAAGGTATCTTTCTTGCGCTTCCTGTAGCCGTTCCAGCTTAGTTGTAGTCTGATCCATCTGCACTTGCATTTCTTTGTATTCATCAGTTGGAATCTTCTGCTTTGCGAATTCTTCAACTTTCTGTCTTAACTCGCTTACTTTTTTCTCCTGTGCAGCGTACTCATTATTCAGTTTTGAAAATGCATCAACCTGCTTATTCAGTGCGGCTTTTGCTTTGGCTCCAACTCCGTCCACCGTACCAGCAAGGTTGCGGATCTGGCTTTCCAGCTCTTTCGAACCTTTTTTTGCACCGTCAACATCAAGTTCGGTGTCAATAATGATCGTACCGTCTGCCTGTGCCATTTTATTTCCTTTCATCCGGTAACTGTTACCGGTAAGCGATTGCCACCTGCAGGCAACCGGTTATTTTTTACAATTTCCGAACAGGGCTTTCAGTTCTTCCTGTTCCTCCGTGCTTCTCTTACCACCTTTCTTGGCCGCAAGATCAATCATAGATTTGTTCTCTTTGTAGAATTCCATTTCCCACTTTTCCAGCTTTTTCCCTTTTGCACGTTTTTGCCGGATGCTGACAACGGTAGCGAATGTCCCGTTGCCAATCTCCATATACAGAGAGAAGAACGTCCACCAGTGCATATACTTCACAGATCGAACATCTGTATGTGACACCTTATTGACAGCCGGAACGATGATCGGTGCATCCTGTTTCCAGTCCATCACCTGCGGACGTTTCTTATTATCCGGTTTCATTCCACAATCGATGAATTCACATGCTCTGTCGAGCGCTTCCTGGAGATCATTGGTCGGGATAGTTTCCGGCTCTTCATACAGAATCACAATGATTGTTTCTGCAACTTCACGCGCCTTTTCCTCTTCTGTCATACCTTGAAAAACTTCTGGATCGTTCAAAGCTGTTAGAATATCCAGTACAACCCGGTAATCCGTCCGTATTGGATATTCCACGCCGTGAACATTAAGAGAAGTGGGTAGGCTCCATGCATCCATTAATTGTGGTACTTGGCAACGTACTTATTCACGCGCCGCTGTACCTTACTTGTACGTACCGCAAGCTCCTGTTCGATTACTTTTGAAATTGATTTTAAAACGTTTTCAATAAATAATTCGCCTGAGGCGAGTGGAGAAAATGCTCCCAGAATCGTGAAAAAGGCCTCTTCCGCATCCGCACCGATCAGGTAGGACATTTTATCGATGACTTCCTTTTCGATCTTGTTCTGTTCTTCTACCCCCAGATCTTTTCCTTCCGGCACATTATAGCTGTTGTAAAATTTCACAACTTCCTCGTATCGCTTGATGATGTTTGTGTCAGCCGGTCGGAATTCGAACTTTCCAAGCCATTTTCCATTTTTGTTCACGATGTCATAGATCTTACTACCATCATCGATGACGATCACGTTTCCTGTGTTTCTTGGTTTTACCAGTTTATTGCTCATTTTCTCCTTACCTCCTTACGTTCTGTCAGTTTTTTACGCTGGCATTTCACCCTCAGTAAATTTCGGTGCTCCTGCTTTGACAGATTCTGCAGTAACATAACCTTTTGTTCTGGTTCCATCATCGGAAACCTTAAATGGAATATTCATTCCTGCGGTATCGCCACCGATAGACTGCGGTTTGACCATGACTTCCTGCACATAAGCAAGATGATTAGTTGCAGCCGTATCCTCAACGATGACTTCCAGCTGTAATGTACGACACGCATCGCCTTTCTTTCGTTCCATCGCGATATCGCGCAACATTGGATACAGTCCGTTGTCGGTATCCGCATAGAACGGATCTGCATCTGTTGATGGTTCATATCCGTTGTCCTTGGTCTTTGTCTGACCGAGAATATTCTTCATGGTTTCGGTATCTGGGTTCAGCTCTACGGACATATCATCGATATCATCACCGATCAAAACCCAACTTGCACTCGCTGGTGCTTTCTTGAAAGTGGAATCCAGAAAAAGCATATACGCTTCACGTTCTAACTTCATTTCTTTTCCTTTCTACCGCCAGATCATGCGGTCAGCGGATGTTTTTCATCCGGTTTATTTCCTACCGATTCCGGTAGAAGATGTTTTTATATTCCAGAGACAACTTACATACCCAGTCCTGTGTATTGTCTTCATACACTTTGTCAAGATAGGCCATCGACTGTCTCATGATTCTTTTAATTTCTCGCCCTCCGGTCAGCTTCGGATAGGCTTCTAACTGATAAGGTTCCCCGTCAATCACCACTGGCTGCCGTTCCAGCCAGTTGCAGATATCGTCCAGAAATTCCTTGATGTCTGTTTTTACAGCTGAAGCATCGGCCGTTGTGCGGTACACTACGCAAAAAGGGTAATTGCAGAGCTGCCGGACTTTTCCAGTAACGCTGGTTCTTTCCTCAGAGATCACCGCACCAGTTACAGGGTAGAACGAGATACCTGATGTATCAGAAAGTGTGGAGAAAAGGATTTTTTCCCCGTCCAGTAATCCCGGATATTGATTAAGCAGGTCTTTCAGGGCTTCTGTCACTGCTTTGTATCCTACTGCATCATACCGCGGTTGTTTCTTATCCTCTTCCTGCTGCACGTTTCTTCACTCCTTTCACCCATGTTTCCCCATAACGCTCTTTTGCCGCTTCGAACCAGTGATCTGTTGCATCCGGATGTTCCGCATTGAAGTATTTCAGTGGTTTATCAGTTACCACTTTCTTCACGCCTTTTCGCGCCCATGCGGATCCCGTGTCAGGATCTACCATGACTTTTCCCATATACAGGAATCGCCCATGCGGTCCCGTACCGGCAATGACCGTTCCCGTGCCCTGTAAAGCCTTGCTTTTGGCTTCTGTGGTGTGAATGAAATTGCCATCAACCATCGGCATATATGGAATCATATCCTGCATTACCTGTCCGTCCAGCCAGAATTGTGCATCTCGTAAATTCTTATCTAACCTCGTTAGCTTGAGGTTGGCTGTTACATCGCCTTTGACGATTGAAAAACCAGCAAGATGTATTGCTTCTGCCATATCACTTTGCTCCAATCTCAAAATGCTTAATCAGCGTATACGGACCGCCAACGCTTGTTATCAGATATACATCATCTTCTGTCTTATTCAGATGTTCGTAGAATCCGTTGCTGACTCGTGATGTATAGGCGGAATCCTGTATCACTTCTTCCCGATATTCACCGCGTAAAATCAGATCTCCCGGTTGGAATGTGATATATCCACTCTTATCTTCCATAGCTTTCCACTTTTTTGACGGTATCCATTTGAAGGTGACTCCATGGCTATTGATAACCTTTTCGCCATTTTCCGTCCGGTACAGGATATGGAGTTTTGCCGTGTCAGCGGTATCGAGGCCTGTTTTTGCAACATTTGCCGCCCGGTCTGTCACCAGATCACAGCCAGATATAACACGAGGATACCAAGATATACCGGTCTGATCCTCGTATTTATTAAATACTGTCACAGTGTCTGTATACATTGCTATCCTCTCTTTCCTACTCTTTTTTTCTTATTATTCCAGAACGTATTACTGATGCATCAGCATTTGGAATATGAAAGATGAATTTTTCATCACACGGAATTTCCGTAGCTGTCAACGCTCCAACCTGCCAAAATGCCCTAAACATTTTCGGAGCTTGCAAAGCGATCCAGTCTGTGATTTCCTCACTTGTTCCCCACGCTTCTACTGTTGCGCTGTTGCTCCACAGTCCACTTTCGTATAGGAATGCGTGGATGATCTCATGCCGCAACGTGGATCTTCGGATGGACTCCATGTTTTCTACCGCCATTTCATCTTCCATCTCGTCTTTCATAGTGCTGACAACGATCTCTTTTACTGACGGGTCCATGTACCCGCTTAACTTCTCCAGCTTTTTATCTTCTTCTCTATTTTTGAAAATAACGCGATAGTCAGTCCCGAGAATATTCACATTACAATCCTGCATACAGTACATTTCTCCCTTCGTCATCAGTCACACCGGACAGATATTCCACGGCCGTCTGATAGATCACCATGTTTTCCGTCTTCTTATCCATAGCTGCCTGAGCATATATATTTGATGCATTGCCGGATGATCCTGTTGCGTAAGTCCGTGATTCCGAGCCAGAGCTAACGGATGATACCACTTTTCCGGTCACTGTTCCGTCTTCCTGCTGTATCCTCTCGAACGCTTCCATTGATGCCCTTTTGGCTATATCTATCTGATACAGGGCTTCTGCCACTGCGCAGGTGGCTTCCTGTATCTTCTTTTCCATCTTAGGATCATCCGGGTACATGTATGCGATCCGGTCAAACGTAATCCGGTCGATCCGGTTGCTTGCCCGTTCCGCATATTTCTGGAAATCAAGCTCCGGCACAACATCTCCGAAGTATTTATTTGTATAAAATTCATAATCCGTGTACGCCATGCCGGAACCCTCCTTACTCAGCTTCTTTCTCAGCAGCTTTTCCTTTGGCAGATTTCTTTTCTACGATCTTTTCGTATTTATCCGGGTTTCCTTCCATCAGTTCAACTGCGATCGCATTTTCCGTGGTAAGGATTCTACCGGTTTCCAAATCTTTGAATGATGCCATAATTACACCTCCGTTTTCTTGTTTTTGAAGATCAGGTCAGGCATAACAGGTTTTGTTCCGTAGTGGTAGAACAGAGAAATACCGAATGCGTTGGACAGCGGGATTTTCTCAGCTGTGTACTCATCGGACATTACCGGCTGTGCTACTGCACCGTCTACCATCACCAGGAACTCAACGTCTTTTGGCAGATGCACGCAGGAATAGGTTTTTACGCCATGGTAAGCATAGAATTCCTCATCCGCAGAGCCAACGCCCGGCACAGTCACTTTGTCCAGATAGGTTCTCAGCTTTCCGTATGTTTTCGGCGAGCATACCATGTGCATCATAGAACGCGGTACGCCGTCCACATAAGCGTTCTTTGTGGTCTCGCACTGCTGGATCATGGCTTCTGCCTGTTCCTCAATAGCTGTAACTCCGGTCAGATCAACTTCTGTTGCATTGGTAGCAGCCACACTGAAAAATGCAGAATCCAGTTCAGAAACCATTCTCAGGGAATGATTTGCAGATCTTTTCGCGATCAGCCCATCCACGCCAAGCAGGGAAACGTCTTTCTGTTCTACTTCTTCTACGATCTCTTTATCCGTATCAATCGCTACGGTTACGGTTTTACCCTTTACGCCTGTTCCTTTCGCAGCCTGTCTAGCTGTTCCATATGTATTGGATTCTGCATTTGCCAATCTCTTGGCTTCTACAGTGCCGGCAGACGGATCACCAGACAGCTCCGTATTTTTCATCTTTCCAGAAATTGCGTTTTTCTGGACGTTTTCAATCACTTTTCCATACTCTTCCGCTAACAGCATTTTACCGGTTGTATCCAGTAACATGTTAAGGGAAGTAATTCTTGTTGTTTCAGCCATAGTCATTCTCCTTTAGTTCATAAGGTCAGCGACCGTAATCTTTTTTGCGGTCGGTTTTCAGTACTACCAGACTTTAGGCACTGTTGCCGGTCCCTCATTTCCTGTATTCTCGCCTTTACTGGTTGGTGTGGTGAAAATCGGGGGCTTTTTAGCCGGCTCAGCTGCTGCAAAAGCATCTTTCTGAGATTCACGCAGTTCCTTCATGTAATCATCCAGTCCAAGGATCTTATCACCCTCGCGTTTAAATCCTTTGCTTCGGATCATATCCATGATGCCTTTTTTCGCAAACTCGGACGTGAATTTTTCACCGTCCATGGCTTTTGCAAGGGCATCGGAAAAATCTCTTTCTTCCAGCTGCGCTGCATACTGTTTTTCACTGTCTTCCAGCTTCTTTTTCCAGTCTGCATCCGCTGTTTCCGCTTTCTTTTTCCAGTCGTCTCTTTCACGGGTAATTGCATCGAAGTCTTTACCCTCGAACCCGTCCAGAGTCTCTTTTGCTGTGTCGTACTGTGTTTTCCAGTTATCTCGTTCCTGTGTGAGCGTATCCACTTTCCGGGTCTGTTTTTCGTAATCAGAGACCGTTCTGTAATTTTCTTTCACGCCCGCTTCAATTGCCGCTTTCTGCTCGTCTGTGATTGTCAGACCTGCATTAACGATGATCTGTAAGATGTTTTTCATGCTCCTTATCCTCCTAAACGTTTCTTTTTAACCGTCCGTCAACGGTAATGGATTCAGGCAGATACAACCTCTGCCGGGGTAAATTGGGATTGACGGAATCGAACCGCCGACACGCTGGATATAAGCCAGATGCTCTACCGCTGAGCTAAGTCCCAATAGCGCCCACCGGGGCATCAGTCTGCCCCTTTTATCAGGATTCCCTAGTGGACTGAAAGGAGGTGTACGAATCTAAGAAAAAGAGCCAGCCCACCCGCATAGCGAGTAAACCAGCTCATAAAACGTCTTATATTCATATCCACTACTACAGTATAGCATATTTAGTAAGAGAGTCTGTCCCCATGTTTTTAGCCTTTTGCGTTCTCATACCGCCGTGCTGCCCCTGCTGCTTTTGCTGCCTGCTGGCGATCCCACTTGGCTACTTTCAGCCGTTCTGCGTAAGGTCTTAGCTTGTGCTCTTCGCAAAATGTTTCGTATTGTTTGTTCTGCTTTTTCAGTGTGTATGACTTCCGGTCGAATTTGTTCTGCAATTCCATCCGTGCCGCATCATCTTTGCAAGCGTTAATCGCCGTCTGCAGGTTCTGGACTTCCCTCTTTGTTTTCCGTATTCTGCGTTCTAATAATCTCTGTCGTTGTTGTGCTTTTTCTACCTTTGCATTCTCTGCAAGGCTGATCTTCTTTTCACTGTACGGGTTATTCACGCCATCACCAGCCCCAAATGAGTGCCTGCAGTTCCATCCGCACAACCCATCACCGGTTCCGTAACCGGTAGTTTTCACAAAATCAGGGTATCTCCCGGTTTTTCCGGTACGCGAATAGAACTGTCCTTGCCACCACAGATGATTTCCCGGATTCATGCCACCATCACCGGTACGCGCACCAACATGAGCCGATACAAGGACAATATCCCAATCCATTTCTTTCATGCGTTCCATGGAAATATCAGCCGCCGCCTGTCCGATACCTGTACGAACGATCATCATGGTTGCCGCTTCCATACTCATTTTGTAGCCGGTCGGGTATGCAACTTTCAGCCCTACACCTGTCATTTTCCCAATCACATCCCGAATAACTTGCGAATAGGATGCACCGCCGGTTGCTACCAGATGATAAGCGTTATCCATTTCGTTGATGAAAGCCCGTTGCGATTCCATCGCAGTCGTGCGTGTGAAGTTCTTCCACTCTCCTGAGGTCGCAAGAAAATCCCTTTCCAGAAGTCTGAGCATGGTCGGTGATTCCAGAAGTGGCACTGGGGAAAGCCCGGCAGCTCTGTATATAGCATCATCCCACTGTAACGCACGGATCCCGGCATCCTCGAACGCTTCCCGGATCTCTCTTTCCTGTTTCTTCGTCTTTTCCGCTATTTCCTTTTCAATATCTTCCAATAGTTCCCCGGCATCCTGTAAAACCATCACTCTCCACTTGTCCGCAGGTGTCAGTAGGTAATCATATCCCTTCCCGATGCGGATCACCATCCGCTCTATGATCATATCCATAATATTACGATGAAGGGACGAAGAAATGTTCTCCGCCCCTTCCGTGATCTGTCTCAAATATTCTGGTGTCAGCATCCGCTACTCCTTTTTATTTGTCATCTTTCAACAGGCATAACAAAAGAATCGTTACACAGATAATAATAGTATTAATCGATGATGTTGCCATAGTATCTGTCCCTCTCAATCTTCATTCCGCATTTCACGCATCTGTACACATAACATTTTCTGCCCGTGTCGTAGCACTTACTGTATCTATGTATGCAGAAATGTTGTCGGATACGCTGAATAATCCGTTCTATCAGCATCTTTTCTCCTTATTCTGCAAATACCCAGTCATCAGCCAGCATATCTGCCTGACTTGCCAACCATCCCATCTGTACGCCAGATGTACCAACAAATGCAATAGCCTTGTTCCCAATAGCATCATGATTGCAGTTGACAATCTCCCCATCCGCTGTCTTGTAGGAAATTCCAGTTGCAAGCTGGATATACTGTTTCTTGCCGTTCCAGCCAAGCCGGGCAACCTTTTTTCCGTTTTTCATGTGCTCGATAGCATCACCGAACGAAAACGTTTTCTCTCCACCCAATGCCAGGCAGTTCTCTTTTGTTGCGATCATCCAGTCATCCTGCTGCATGTCCAGCACTGCATTTTCTATGGTGCACAATTCTCGAATATCTATGTAACATACGCTTTTGCCATGCAAAACGTGGTATATTGTGATCGAGTGAACATCTCCATCCCATACCCAGTACCCTTCCATTTTTGGGCGTTTTACCCGTTTTCCATTTTTCATTGCTTCAAGTGCTTCTGTAAAATTCATTTAGATACCTCCATAATTAATCCAGTAACTCTTTATCAATAATTTGAAAATTCGCTCTGTGAATATACAACGCTTTTCCGTCGATCATTAGTTTTGTCATCTTTGGCAAGTCTTCCGGGATTTCCCAATATACATCATCACCTGAATACGCTGTGATAGGCTGCCCTAGCTGAGACTTTATAACAACCACTCTTGACTTACCGAACATATTTTTGTATTTATTCACGATGCCGGCAATGTAAGTATTATCTAATACGCTACCATTTGTGGTGCTGTAGATACGTTCCTGTTGAAAATCAACTTCCGCATTAAGTCCTTCTTCTTCAAAGATACATGTATCTCCGCAGCTCTGAATTTCTTTTCCATCAATATTGATCGTAATAACAGATGACAATTCATGTCCGGTAATGGTACTGCCATCGCTCTCATAGCTTACTGTCTCGACCGAATTTCCCTCTATGTTGATTTTGTCACCGGTTGCTGTCAGTACCCTATTACCATAATTATCATAAGTTTCGATTACATAGCTGTTACCTACGAGATTACCTTTCAGATCATTTACAGTAGAATCTAGCATCGCACAACTTGTCATTGTGCATAGCAGTGCCGTGCAAGCAATGGTACCTACGATTTTCTTCATACTTTTTCTCATAGCTCTGTCACTTCCTTGTAAATTTTTAATTCGCCTGTATACTTGATATCACCGGTCACATATTCCTCTGTCGTAATCACCATTTCATTTTCAACAGCTTCCGTCATTTTCCCACTTAATATTCTTCGGATAGTTTCTACGTCAGGTTTTCTCATGAACCTGTCAGTGATGAACGTTGCTTTGTAACATATAACATCTCCGTAAACACGCGAACACCGTGGAAGTGGACGTTGCAATTTCCATCGCAATCGCTCATTTTCAGATGTCAGCCGTTCGTTTTCTTGCTGCAACATCCGTATTTTATTCAGACTCCGACGGTTTTTCCATCTTTCTCTTACTTTCATTCGTATCTCCTTTCTAAAACAGGTGCCGGAGGATTCGAACCCCCATTCTTACAGTCCTTGCTTCCTGTCCGTTCTACCAATTGAACTATGCACCTATGTCCGCATGGCACTACCCGCCTTATAGGATGCCATGCGCCGCTTCCGTTTCTTTTTTCTGTACAATGTACAGGGGATATGTGAGAGTCACTCGGTAGCTAACACTCTCTGTCCCGTGAGCTGCACGGGAAGCCGCCGCCAGGATTCGAACCTGGAACCTGCTCTCGGAAATAACAGAAAGGAGAGCTGCTCTACCAATTGAGCTATGACAGCATAGTGGCTGTGCGTGGGTAACGATCAGTACGCTAATTTTTCCGGCAGCCACCGCCCGGAAGTTGGCAGGGTGGGATTCGAACCCACGAACCAATTGGAACCGATTTACAGTCGGCTCGCTTTTCCGCTTGCATACCTGCCAAGAACTACCGGATAGGTGCAGCTATCCGGTATATACTTTAGGGAGAAACAAAAATGAATAAAAGAAACCAATTTGCCGAGTGTTTCATCTCGGCAGTGGGAGTAGAATGGACTCGAACCATCGGCATCGCAGAAGATCAGTCTGCTGCTCTTCCAACTGAGCTATACTCCCGCAACCGCCATCCGGCGGTTAGCAAGTTAATTTTTCGTGCTGTGCCAAGCACTATCTGGTTTGAAGCAACCAGTAACTACACTTATATCGTACCATATCCGCGAGAAATGTCTGTCCCCATCATTCGCAGTACAAGACCATCTCGCCGGTCTGTCTGGACTTCTGCACATCGATCACACGCTGGTTAGAGCTTCCACGCCATTTCAGTGTGTTGTCTTTCAGTTCCCGGACAAAAGGACCATCTACAAGTACATCCACATACTTCATGATTTCATGATCCTTAATATCGTCATACCAGTAGCCCGTATACATCCAGATTGTCTTTTTAGGGAATACCCGCTTGACGTACTCGCACAAAATCAGCGTGTCGCGCCTGTTTCCCATATACATCGGATCACCGCCTGATAACGTGATCCCCTCGATATAATCCTTCTGAAGCTGTTCCTCGATTTCCAGAAGCGCATCCGCATCAAATTGTAGCCCGTCCATCGGATCCCATGTAACCGGGTTCTGACAGTCCGGGCAGTGGTGGGAACATCCGGACATCCACAAAACCACCCTCAGCCCCAATGTCATTTAGATAAGGATGGCACAAAGAACAGTGTATATAGAAATATGTACCCTGTTCTTTTTTTGTAAAATTTCATAAAAACACTTGACAGAATAAATAAAATGTGAGGCCGCTCTAACTATCTTTGTTTTAAGATAGTTAGAGCGGCCCTTGTAATTAAGAAAATATCTTGATTGCAAGGAGAATTACACAATGAATTATTCTATAGTGATAAAACAAAAACTATTATCAATTATTAAAGGGATGGATTCTTACCATTGGCTGTTTACAAAGAATCCAAAATCAGATTTTTCACGTAAAAAGAAATGGTCATTTGAAGAGATAATGAAGTTTATGCTTACCATGGAAGGCAAGTCATTGAAAGATGAACTGTTGGAATATTTTGATTTTAACAATTCTACACCATCGAATTCATCATTTAACCAACGCAGAGCACAGGTATTGCCAGAAGCATTTGAATTTTTGTTCCAAGAATTTTCTAAGTCTTTTGCAGGTAATGCAACCTATAAAGGACTTAGACTAATTGCATGCGATGGATCAGATTTATGTATTGCACACAATCCAAATGATGAAACAACCTACTTTCAACCACGTTCTGACAGCAAAGGTTATAATCAACTACACTTAAACGCTTTTTATGATTTATGCAGCAGAAGATACACAGATGCTATTATCCAGCCTGCAGGGTTAAAAAATGAATATAGTGCCATGTGTGAAATGATTGACAGATACAGTGGTGAATCAGCTGTTTTCATCGCCGACAGGGGCTATGAGAACTACAATATATTTGCTCATGCCGAACATAAAGGTATGTATTATTTAATCCGCGTCAAAGATATAACAAGTAATGGAATCGCTTCAAAGCTGACCATGCTACCAGAAAATGATGAATTTGACGAATGGGTTTGTGTTACCCTCACAAAAAAGCAGACAAATGAAGTAAAAGCAAATCCTCAAAAGTACAGAATGATTATGAAGAAAACGCCTTTTGATTATCTTGACTTACATTTTAATAAGTTTTATGAAATGAAAATGAGAGTGGTGCGTTTTCCAATTTCAAAAGACGCTTATGAATGCATTATCACAAATCTGCCACAGGATAAAATAAACTCTGATGAAATCAAACAGTTATACGCAAAACGATGGGGAATTGAAACTTCTTTTCGTGAATTAAAATATGCATTAGGGCTAACATGTTTTCATGCAAAGAAAACAGAATATATTATGCAGGAAATATGGGCAAGAATGACATTGTATAATTTCTGTGAAATTATAGCAGCTAATGTTGTAGTAAAAAAGAAAAATGACTGCAAACATATATATCAGTTGAATTATACCCGTGCAATGCGTATTTGCTGTCATTTTCTATCACTAAAAGAAGAAAAAGCTCCACCCGACGTAGAGTATCTAATCGGACATGAGCTTCTTCCCATACGTCCTGGGCGAACAGACCCTCGCAAAGTCAAACCCCAGTCATCGATAAGCTTTCTCTATAGAGTAGCTTAATCAAATATA